AGTTGGGGCCGGCACCCGCTCCCCACACGTTTTCCCTTCCTATGTGTTGAAATACAACAGTTCTCACCTTTGATCGAGAAAATCGATGGACTCACACTCGTTTCCAATCCTTTATCTATTACCCCTTTACCTAAACCCATTACAAAAACCTATCAAACTCTACTCTTTTCGTCAAAAAACGGTAATTAAACCCTTTTCTTCTACCTTCTATTGTTATATATAGTTATTGTGTAGTTCTAGATGGTGTTGTTGTTTCTCTTGTCTTTATTTTTTTCTTTAACCTTCCTTCTCTAGGTTTACATAAGGAACGTTCTTCCATACGTATCCTCCTTTATCTATATCCCACTCTGAGTATTGAAGGTTCATCATCCTTTCTCCGTATTCGTCGACTCCTCCGTCAACCCATCTCAATTGTTGATTTATCATACTCATAGTGTTTAGATGTTTTAGTTGAGGATATCGGATTCGAACCGATAGTCAGAGTTATTCAGAATCGTTCACCTACTGTCAAGTCGTTTCACCCATCGGCTATTTTGCTCATGCAGTCCTCTAGTGCTACTTGATTCCCTATTACCTCCTCCCAGTCTATCTGGGCGCCTTTACCATGAGCATGTCTGCTCTGTTTGGCCAATCCTCTATTTATCTATATTACTTCTTATTCTTATCGTAGAAGCTACCAGAGAATGCTGTCTCTTTTCTTACTCCTAGAGCTTTGTGTTTGGATGCTATTAACATCTGTGCTTTCTCTATGACTGGTTTGATGTCTTTTACATCTGCTTCTTTTTCTTTTTCTATAGCTTCTACCGCTTCTACCTTTACCTCTTCTTTAACAGGTTGGGGTTTTGACAGTTTAACCGCTTTTGCTGCTTTTTTAGCCATCTTCTTTTATTTTATATGTATCCGTTAATGCGCCTTGCCCTACGTGGCTTAGCTTTCTGTGCTTTCTCTAATGGTCTTCTACTATTGATACCATATCTCAACGCTGCTAGGATATCAGGTTCGTGAGGAAGTTTGTTGTCCTTCTTATTTCTCCTAAATGTCATGTATTGGAAATACAAGTCTGTTGTATCATCTCCTATCATAACTATATCCTTATCTTGCATCTTCTTGATTCCTGCCTCTACATTTCCTTTCTTAGCCTTTCTTATTTGACCATAACCTCCTTCTCGGATTCCTTGTATCAATAATGGCATTGCTGAATCTGCAAATATGAGTGCATTGAATGGAACTCTATGAAGGCGCATCATTTCTAATGTCTTCTTCGTTCCCATACCCTTTACACTAAACAGTTCTTGTACATAATAGACTCCCTGGTAGTAGGTGATTTTGACCATTGATGTCTTATCTCCTCCTCCATAACTGAAATCTAATCCATACCATGTATCTCCATCTTCATCGAAGGTAGGATACATTCCCCATCCAGCATACAATCTTCCTTCTGTCTCCAGAGTCCATTCGGCAAGGATTGTATTCTTGTAATAGATTGGGTTTGTGCGTTCAAGATCTTTGTATCTCTGAACTACAGATGCATTCAAGTTATTGATGTTAGTCAAGTATGTTGAGTGCATGTACATAGTATCATGGAACCTTTCTGGGTTTGGTTGCCCTCCCACGAACCATTCCTTATGTATCCAAGATGAGATTGCTGATGTTGGGTTATAGATCAAGATTACCTTCAATGGCTTTCCTGCTACCCTTATCGATTCATCTATCTTAGAGAACTCTTCGAATGACTCTACTTCTTCAGCCTCCTCTACTACCAGAGTTGTGATACCTGATAATGATTTTAGCTTTGCTGTTTGTGTTCCTGTTGACCTGATACCTTTGAATGATATCGTAGCCCCTGTAGTGATGTTAGTTATTACTCCCTGCTTCTCTCTGAAGTCAGCTCCTTTACCTAATACCTCTATTGCAGCTCTAACGTCTGCTACTGTAGAATCCTCTGAGGATGTCATAGTTTGACGTAGATACAATATTCTGTGCTTAAATTTGGAATAAGTAAGTTGTACCATAGCAACTGATACACCAAACGATTTTCCAGAACCCCTTCCTCCATATACTTGATAGTATCTAGGGTCATCTAGATTATCAAAGAAGAGTGGTTCGAAGATGGGGTTAAATTTTAACTCCAATTCTTCCTTCTTTCTTCTTCCCATTCTTTATTAGTCTTTTGTGAATGTTATCTTCACTGATTTTCCTTCTCCAGACCCTATCTGCAAACCTTCATCTTGCTGACTCTCAAATGAATCATCAAAATCTGATTTGTACTTTTGTAGGATGTATTTGGATGCTTGGAAATGATCTTTGTGATTAGGATCTTCCAATATGTCTTGTATGTTATCTGCCGCTAGGTCAGTTAACGTTTTTCTATGCATTGTGTATTGTGCCCACAGGTTCTCATCGTGCTTCAATATATCTGCCACTTGCCATGTCTTCAATCCACAAGCATCACCTATCTTCTTTCTGGTGGTGAAACCTTTGTCTAGGGCTGCAAGTATTAATGCTCTACCCTTTGCGAGAAATTCCTTTCGGTCTCTGCTCTTGTTTTTCATTCTTGTTCCCATGTTGTACGGATTTTAATACCTCATCTAGTGTTGACTGAATGAGGAATGTTAATGTTAATTTGATTATTCTAACCGTACCCTCAACAATGCCCAACACCCCTACGACTACACGTATTGGTAATAAGCATAGTTGTACAAGCATAGACAATAGGAGCACTCCTACTTCTTTTAATACTTTCATAATTCTGTTTTTTAATTTTGCTAAGGCCAAGGAATCGAACCTTGAGTAACCATTACCCTAATAAAAAGACTCCTCCGAAGAGGAGCCTTGATAATCTATTTTGTATTCTTTATTTTAGTAACAAGTTGATATCGACGTTACATAACCAGAGTAATCTACTTTAACGACAACCCCACTAGCTAATCTCCACCATTTATTGTATCCAGTGAAGGTTAGTGTACATGCTGAGTTAGCATAAATCCTATCTCCCACTCCAGGTATAGAATTAGTTCCAATATACCATTTTCCGTTGTTCAAGTATAATGAACATGCTCCACTTGATGAAGAAGAGTTAGAACCTGACATTTGGAATTGTTTAATAGTAGCCAAAGCTGATACTTGAAGAATCTTTCCTTCAGTATCGATTTTGTATGCTTTGTTATTACTTGCCTTCCACCATCTGTTTTGTCCATTGAACAAAGTTCCAGTAGATTTGGTATACATGATTGCTCCAGTACAAGGTTGTCCAACACATCCTCCACCTTGAGCATAATACCTAGTCACAGTCGTAGAGTAGTTTTGAACTCCAGCTGCAGTTGTTGCTGAGCCTGACGACATTGAGAAGGAAATTCCATCAATGATACTTACACTATTTTTATCTATCTCAATCTGAACCAAAGCCTCATTGTGTGCTGAGTATTCTGTATAGATCTCAGAACCATTCTTCCATGCTCCATACATCATTTTATCATCACCTGGTCTCCAGTAGAAGTCATCAGAGTAATTCGCTCCTTTAACCCATCCTGTTGCCGCAGATGTTCTGATATTGCCTGCCTTAGCTCCTTCTTGTACTAAATGCAATCCTCTCGGTGTTGAGATTAGATCTTGATAGTCTGCATCTGAATAGTAATATTCATCGCCCAACTGTCCAAATGTATGTGAGAATTCATGTAGAGGTAAAAAGTCTTCATAGTTGTATAGATTATACATTGAAGTAATCATTACTCCTACCTTAGCTACATCATCCAAAGATCCATCCGCCAATAGTGTATGACTTTTAAACTCTCCCACACCACCATAACCTGTATGGTTTGATACTATGATCAAGAACACTCTTTCTCCACCTGACTTATTCCCTAACAATGTTTCGACTGCAAGTCTATTTGCACCTAGCATGTTATGAGCATAATACAGATCACCATCATTCCTATAAACATCAAAGTAAGTATCTTTATTAACAGCCGCTTGACCATTTCCTCCTGGAGGAGAAGCTGCAATAGAAACTCCACTTTGAACAGATATGGTATTAACTCTGTAAAAGTTAATCTGATCAAGATTGTCTGAATAAGGAGCTGTTGCCTTAATTAAGTTAGCAATACGCAAAGCTTCAGAATTAAATGTACTTTGTTGTGAGGATGTGAATCCATCTCCAGCAATAAAGAATTTAACATGCTTGCCTTTGTTCTCTGTTCCAATTGTTGTGATTACCTGTGCACTAGCACTCAAGCTAATGAAAGCTAATAAAATAAACAATAATTTTTTCAAATTGATAAATTTTTTTAAGTTAATAAATAAAGGGCAGAGCGTTATCTCTGCTCAGTTGTTATACGGAATCGAATTAACGATTAGACAGAACACCCTCCTTTCTAAATGAAATGATGTCTGCCTTGTTCCAAATTGTTTTATTCATGCCGTAAAGTTTAAAAGGATTAATTAGAACCTCTCCACTCATTGCCTCCGAACGTTCTTATACGCGGAGTGAGTTTGTCTTGTGCCTCTTGAATGGTTTGATCCAATGGATCTTCTTCCTTCAACCAAGCAATGACTGGTTCCATGAAAGTTTCTGCTACAGAAGCCATCTCATTAGATACCGCCTTGGCAGTATTCTTATCGTCAGCTTCTTGTTCTGTACTGTAACCTGAATCTGAATAACTTCCTTGAAAGTTCTTCAGTAACCTTGCATAGGTAAAATAACATAGTGGTGGAGTGATCATCTCCAACAGCTCATCATCAGCTGCGTCTTGAGGATCTACACACCTTGCTACATTGTCTGCTCCTATTAATCTTTCTATATCTAGCTTTATGGCTATGATTTGTGCTGCTTTAACCCTAGTCTCATCGATGTCGGGTTGTAAGCTTACGTAATCTTGTAGAGCATCTACTATGTCTACTAAGATTAATGAGTTTTCTAAATTTGAATTATACATCGGAGTTGTCTTTAAATAAGTTAACCACCTTCATCAAGTGTTCTGGATCTGGTATGTTGCCATTGACCTTCTCCCACTTCTCAACATACATTGCAACAAAATCTACAACCGTCATCTTTTTAGCATCTGGTGCTCCTTCAGGTGTTGGTTGTGCTTCTTCATTGCTCTCCATGTCTAATGTAAGCTTATTCAATTTAATCTCCTTTATATCGAACACGCCATTCTTCAATACTCGATTGACTTGTTGTTCGATTGTATCTCTTCCTCCTTGAGTAACTGCATTGAATACTGCATATGCTTCTTCTAACTCTGCAGAAGAGAATCCTGTTGTTTGATTCGCTCCAGCTAGGATTGGTGGGATCAAATATGCTCCCGAGATTACTTTACTGTCTAATTCATATGTTTTAGTTGCTGAATCGATGATTGCAGAATTGTTCCCTGCTCCTATCTCTTCAAGAACTGTTGCTGTAAGAGTTTCTGGATCCATACCTGCCATGGTAATGATCTTCCCTGCTCCTCTTGCCCCCTGAGCTCTGTCTAGAGCATTTTCCAATGCAACTAAATTAGCATCCTCAGCGTCAAGACTAGTCTTTAAAAGGTAAGATGAAATAAACCCCGTAGCCGTCTCCTTACGGATTAAAATACTATTCTCTACATCTGACAACACATAATTGATTGGAGCCTGTAGAGGTGGGATAGGATAGGAAGAATGCCCTGTCTCTGTATGATAGAGTATCTGTCCATTGTAATTTCCAATACCTCCTTCAGTATTTTCAATCTGACGCAGTACTGCTGACGGATTGAAACGATCAAACCATTTCATCTTTCCTCTTGTTGGAACCATCTCTATGGTCTTCTTTACTTCAGAGTTCCTTCCAAAGTTTCTGAAGTAACCTATCTTTGATGCAAAGTTCAACTCATCAAATGAATTAAATCTGCAATCTGTAATCCTCATAGGATTCATTCCGGTTACCTCTCCATTCAAGTTCCAATTGGAATGAATAGCAAATGCTTCAAATGTTGCATAATCCTCAGCTAGGATAGAGACAACTGTCTTCAATGTTAATCCATAAGGCGATACGATTGTATCTTCTCCTTTGAATTGTCCACCTTTCAAAAACTTAGCAGTTCTACTTACAGCTGGTTTGGCTGACGGAGACTGCTCTATTAGGTTCTTGAGTGTTTGAGGAAACGAGTTGTCTGCTCCCCATCTCATGATACCTAAGGCTGAATCCTGTCGAGTAGTGATTTGAGTCAACTCTCGATGCCAGTCTAAATAGAACGCCATAGTTATTTTCTTTTAATGATTATTTCTTTATGATGTGAAGGCAGAACCTTCTCTCCATCTCATCGTATGAGATAGTTGCATCATCAAATTTATTATTCAATAAGTTCTCATAATCGATATTCATCTTCACTCCCTTCAATCTCAATAGGTTGACAAGGTTTTTGAATATCGCTTCTGCATCACTTTTTGTTTCTGTTAATCTTGAGACTCTACCAAATTCCTTTCCGGTGAGTACTACTTGCTCGACTTCTATTCCATTTATCTTAGTCATCCTTTGATTGATCTTTAGGTCTGACATAGGTTGGGTCCTCTAGAGCTCTCAATTGATCTACACAAACATTGAATTTGTATTTCTTCATGTTGTGTGATTCGATTTTGAACTTTGTTTGGAACACTTCATAGACTGCTCTCACAGCTACTGGTCCAAATTCTTTCTTCCATACATCTACTTGTAAGAACTTTTGTCGTTGCTTCTTTTTCTTATTCGCCATTATAATTGCTTTTAATGGTGTTGTGGCAATATCGCCGTATACTTTTATCACAGTAATAAAAAAAGAGGCTCTAGGAGCCTCTTCCAAAACCAAAAATTATGAACCTCCCTATTGGGAGGGAGTAATGGATTATGAAACCATTACTATGAAAAAAGAATTGTCACTGTCGCTAATCGAATAGCTTAGCCATAGCATGCTACAGTGTAATCAAACTTCATCTAGACCTGTGCGGTTACGAGTTCTCGGTCTAAAGACTGAAACCATGTTCATGTTGCGTGCACTTTTTGATGAAGTTTTAACCAAACCTTGGTTTGGCTTATTTTTATCTTAAGTGTTTGCTTACAGTTAACGAATTGATTTTGAATATTTAAACCCCATAGGTTTTTTCAATGATCGTTTTCCTAAATAATTGAAAGGGAAGCTGTTAGGAAAAGCAACTCCCCTCCAGGGATTTTTTGATAGATATTTATAAATAAATATCTAGGGCTATCTTAACTAAAGAACCAATCGCTTTTATCTATGATAGATAAGTCTCCGTTAGTTACACTGAAGCCTTTCAGAGATGGTATTGATACTTCTTCTAGTTCTGATTGTGTCTTGATGGAAGGATCTGCTTGTTGTCTCAGCTCTCTATCCAATACCCTCAAAGGTTTCTTCATCATCATCTTCCTAAATTCATTCTTTGTGATTGATAACATATCATCAACATGGTTTGGTAAGGAGCCGAATGAATCATGTATCCAATCCGAATCCACTCCCTTCTTCTTTAATTTCAATGCTACTCGCCTCAGCAGTTCTGCATCAAGACTATGAATGTAATTAGGAGAGATGGCTGACTTCATCTTTGCTGGAGCAACCTTATTGGAAAACCTCCTGAGATTGATATGAGTCTTGCGTCTTGCTCCTGGTAGCATACATTGTACCTTCTTCATCGATAACTCTTTTTGTTTTAAATGGAGTACTCTGAAGCCATCAGATGTAGTCCATACAATACCTTTATTACTTCTTCTAGTAATGATATTGTTCATCTTATGTATATAGATCTCAAATTCTTTTCCGCCCCTTAAAACGCCTGCAATCGATTCTCCAATGATTTTACTAAACCTACTAGCAACCTTCTTTGTAATCCATTTCCTATCAACCTTCATCTCTCTGAAGAGGTTGTAAAGTATCTCTGACCTCCCTCCAGCTGTACCTCCATAGTTTGAAACCATGACTGGTGTCTTACAAATCTTCCTACCATCTGTTTCCAAGAGCTGTTTGAAGAACTCTAACATCTCCTCCTCTTCATGAGTCTCACAAGTCTTTAAAAGTTCTTTGGTTCTCTCGAGTGCTAGATCGGATACAAGTAAATAAGCATCCTGTCTCGTCTGCGTACCGTCCTCATTGATTGTTGGAATGACATTGGTGTTGATGCAACCTATTTTGTCTGCAGTGATGGCTGAAGTAAATTGTGAGCCACTATTGCAAGCATCCAAATGTATTCTAGCTGTAACTTTATGAGATGGGTTGTCGATCCATTTCTTCAACTGCATTTGATGTGAAAGAAATTGATAAGGCTCATCTGCCTCCTTATAATCGGCTCCCATATTGTAGAGCTCTTTTCCTCTCTCAACTCTCTCCTGGAACGGTATCTTATCATCTCCCCACAGACTAGCATAGTATGCCCACATCCATTCTCCTCCTCTCTCATCTAACACTTCACCATTCTTATAATCAATCATTGCCTTTACAGCATCTGAACCCTGAGGTGACAGCCCAATCGATATCGGATAAATCCTTCCACGGAAGTCATATGAGTGAGGAAAATATATTTCGTCTGCATCAATGTATTGCTCTGCGATAGCTACTGCCATCTTTACTGCTCTATACTTACCGAGTGCTGATTCGAAATCTGATGCCTCAGCTGCGTAGAGCGTGTAAGCTTCTCTGTAGATTGCTCTAGCTGATAAGATCTCATCTAGTTCATCCTCAGATAGTCTATCCTTTACATCCTCAGCATCTAGATCTAAGTCTGTTCGACAAGGTGTGATGTCTGGGAACTCTTGGGTCACGAAGTCTTCTCTCTTAGGCTCTTTTAATTCTTTCTTTACAACTGCAACTAATTCCTCATTGACTACCCAAGGCACACTTTGAATGTAATTGATTGAATCGAATATTGATTTGCTGTAGAGTGAGTAATCGATGTTTGTGAAGTTAGCTCTGATGAGCTTGTATTGATACGTCTCATAACCTCCCGTAACTTCATCATCTATGAGTTCCCAATCGATTGGAGGAGTCAGCATTGGAGTAGGGTAGAAGGCCAGTAATGCCTCTTGCGCTAAGGTTTCGAGAATCTCTGTTGAGAGTGTACATGTGTATTTGATGTATCTCTTGTTCCATTCTCTCCAACCTGACTCTGTCTCAAAATATGGACTCGCTTCAACTATGACTTCAAACAATCTCCAGAAGACTTCTAGACACATATCAGGTGCTACTTTCTTGTGTAGCGAACTCACGACTGAGTACCTCGCATGTGGAGCCTTAGGTTTGAATGAGTTTTCAGATGAGATGTACAACTCGCCTGCCATCATCAAATGTATGGTCACGATGTCCTCCACGAGCTTTTCATCTGTGAGATAATAATCTTTCAATTCTTTCCTATAATGTTTTCCAGATGTGTTGTTGATCCATTCCCTGACCCCTCCTGAGATCTCGAACGATGCTTTCGCAATAAGTTGCTGGGCCAACTGTATGGATGCTACTTGTTTGAGGTTACCATGTTTGGTATGTAGTGTGGAGTAGACTCTCGCCTCCCCCTTTTCTTTCATCCCTCTTTCATTATCTAAACTTAAGTTTTTCATATTACTAAAACCTGCTTTGTTTTTTTTGTTTATAACTATAATGTAGACTTACGGAAAACTTATTTTAAGAGGCTCTCCGGAGCTTTACCTCACCTCTATGTGTAAGAACATATGAAAATAATGAAAGTCTCATAGCCCTACTGAAAAACATATTATTCCTCATCCTTGTCTTCAATTGATGAATACAACTTTGCAAGGTGACCTGACACTTGATGGAATGAGACTTCAACCTTCCTGGTGAAGTTCATCAAGTATCCAACTCCCTGATTCAATATCTCATTGTACCCAAACAGGTAGATGAGAAAGATTGTTGTCCACAGACCTACTTCTCGATATGCTTGGAGGGCTATGTAAGTTACAAAAGCCAACCTGATAAATAATTTAATGTACCACTTCATAATAATTTGATTTTAGATTAATATTTATTTTACTTTACTCTCTTTCCAAGCTTTGTGACAAGGCTTACATCTTGTAGCCATCTTGTCTTTACTCATCACATTAGGTTGCATATTCTCTTTCTTATGAACCTTCCCACAACTCTTACACTTCTTAGTTTCTCCAAACACAACTTCCAACTTCTCTCCTTCCCAAACCACTGATGGCTTATCTTCTACAAACTTCACCTCTCCTACTTTCACTATAGGTGTAATCTTAAAGACAGCTCTCAACTTCTTTCTCTTCTGAGTTGCGTCAGAATAGTTTCCTTCAACGATTCCATCTATCACAGCGAACGCATGACCCTTCACAATCAAAAAATATCTCCCTACCGGATGCTCTTTGATAAATCTATTAACAGTTGTAGCTGTGTAAAAGATCTCTCCATTATAATCTCTCTTCTTGATACCTGGAACGATACCCCAATTGTCTCTACACTCAACTCCTATCCTCTTAATCTTACTTCCAAACTTTTGATGACACTTCTCCATCTTAGTTGAAGTCATATACACTCCCTTCCTATACTTTCTATCAAAGTAACTCTCAGCCCACCTATGAGCTTTCATATAACTAACATCAAATGAACTTGCGATAGCTCTCACTACACAATCGTTCGTCTCTCTCAATCTAGCCCTTTCTGGGAACTCTACATTTCTAAATTTGAATCCTGATGTTTCTAATACTTGTGCTGTTTTCATAATGTGTTTTAATTTTTCTATGTCATAAAGATAATACCTTTCAAAGTACTAGCCAAACAAAAAGTGAAAAAAGTTTAAAAAACTTTTCTCACCCTTGCAATTATTAATTAAAACAAACACCTATTATGATAGGCATCAGGGTGAGACTCGAACTCACCTGGACCCAGCCATACGGCCTGATGCTCCAAAACTCTATCGAGTTTTGTATTCTTCTAACCTAAACTCTTCCGACAGATACAACTCTCCTACCTTGTATGCTGATTGAGAAAGATTATCTAAAAAATAATTATAAGCTTGAAGTGGCTGTAATGTCTTTACATAAGCATACACAGACTCCCCTAGCTCTGATGTCTCCTGCGGTATTCCTTCCAATGTACGTAATCGTCTTACCTTGGCATGTAAAGCTCCTTCAGAGCGATTTAAGGCTTGAGCATACTTTGAAATGTCTTTATCAAAATAATACTCCTCCGAGTACACAGCTAGGAATGCTGCAATGTTTGTCTCAAGACGATCCCATACTCCTGTCTTGAGCTTCTTTGGTTCTGGAAGAGGTTGGTCATAATCTGATTTAGACTCTTCGTTTTGTTTTGATTTTCTCCAGAAGAAGAAAATCGCTACGGCGCACAATACCGCCACTACTACAAAAATTAATTCTAACATAAGTTAACTTTTAAATTAATACTACTATTCACTTGTGCCACATACTCTACGTGGACTTCCTTCAACTCCCTAAAGATAATACTTACTTTAATAGGAGCCAAACTTTTCTTACATTTTATTATCCTCCGAAAGGAAATTCTAATTGTATTCCTTTCTTTGCTTTCTTTGTTGCTTCTTCTTCCTTTAAGAAATCTATGATTGCCTTCTTGGTTCTTATCTCTTCCTTCAATGCTTTGTTGAGGTCTCTTATAAGCTCTCCTGCTATATCTTTTGGTTTGAAGTGAAATGTTTCGGCCAAGGTGACAAACTCAATGTACTCTTCATTTGTTAGGTTTGTTGTTATTCTTATTGCACTCATACTTGTTTATTTATTTGTTCTGTGATTTGATATGCATCAGCTACTTTGAACTTCTCTTCCAGCTCTATGTTGATGCGTCTTTGTTTCTCTGCTTGTCTCTCCAAGTCATCAATCCTCTCCTCCTGTAGGAGTAGATAGATTACCATCAGCAATATCATTAAGTCCCTCATCTCTTTTTATTAATTCGATTCTTATCCTACCGTCAGGCAGTTTTATTATCTTCGTTTCATATTCCATTTCACCATATTTAAAAGTAAGGTTCGGTTCCGGCTGCCTACGCGAGTAGGACTTTTTAATCTCCCCTTTTAATAAAATTCCCTAAATCCCAAATTGAGTTGTAATAGTAAATCCATTAAACCGGAACCAAACTGAGTCACGTGCCAATTGTTTTAGGCTGGCGTGCTTACTTGAACGTATTGTATTTCTCGTAATCCGACCTTGTCATCAATACGATTGTATCCTTATCTAAAAGACTATGCTCCATTACAGCGAGTCCATTAAAGGTCATTGCATACTTGAACGTATTCCTCTTCTCATACTCTTCAACGAGCTCAAGCCATAGGTCACTACTCAGCAATAATATATATTCTGTTCCTGGTCGCATGTATGGATATGCTTCACTCCATATACCTTCTAGCTGTGTGACTACTCGACTCTCCTCTACTCTCCTTCTCTTCCTGAGCCATGGCTGTATCATCTTTATGTAGATGAATGCAATTAGTGCTGGGACCAGTACCCATGCCATTCCCTTCACACTTAACATATCAATATTAAAATCACTTAACATATTAAACCAATTTATAGTTACCGTGAGAAGCTTTTACTAATCCTCTCTTCTCTAATTTCTTTAAGACTTTGCAAGCACTTGACCTACAAATTGAACCTCCTTCTTCAAACCAAACTTGCGCCATGTGCGATGGTGTGACTGGAGTCTTTGTATCCTCTATGTACTTTAAGAACCATTTCTGTTTCTCTGACATTGGATACTCTCTATCCTTCGGAGCTACTTTATGATAGTGTGCTCCTCCTGTATTTGTATTCAAAGAGTCTAAGTATTCAATTGCTGCAAGATAATCCTCTTCACTCTTGGCTATGAGTTCTAGATTCTTTCTAGCCAACTTCCATCTGTAATAGATTGTAGATGGAACTGCGAAATCCATTTCAGCTATCTCTTCAAATGTCATACCCGTCTCTTTCATCTTCAATACAAAGTATTGGTAAGGAGGAAGCTTTAAGAACATCTTCTCTTGAGAGGCTTGTCCTTCTCTCCCTTCTCTGAATCTTTTTCTTCTCTTGACATCTTCTGCACTCAAGAACTTCTTAAGATTGAATTTACCATATCTCATTTGACCTAATGCTGTATTGAGGCTTGTTGAAGCTACTTCAGCAATCTCTTTAAAAGACCAGCCATTCATTCTCAAAGTCATTACGAAGTACTGTAATGGATCCATATGTGATCGAACCATTGTGAATTTTTCTTTCTGGTAGGCTTCAACTTCTTCCTTATGGTTTGCTTCAATGAAGTCTGCTGATTCATCCTCTATCCATTCCATTCTGAATCCTTCTGACTCTTCTTGACTTCCTCTCATATCTCTTTCATTGAACTCAACTTTGGTTGAGGTCTTTCTCTCAGCATCCATCCAAACACTTCTCACAGTCAGGATGAAGTATGATTTGAATTGATTGAATGAATCAAAAGTCATCTCTCTTCTGATGTTGGCTTCTAATAACTTTAGTGTTGCATCTTGAACATAGTCTATACAATCATCTCTACTTAAGCCATTCTTCATCAAAACACTTTCCGCTAACGGATAACATTTTAATATGGCGTGCTCTAGTTTCATCTCTTTATTGTTTTGGTTTATAATAAATGTCATTTTGTTATTGTTAAAGATTTGTTTACACTTCTTGTTTCCTTATCTCTTCATTCTTAGCGTCTCCAATCTCCTTTGCCTTAACCTCATTAATGAAGCTACACAGATGGAATTGCTCAGAGTTGTAGAAAACTCTTATAGGCCCATCTGAGGAAGGGATACCAATCTCTTTGCATAGCTTCTTCATCTCACCTATCGATAAAACTAATTGTATTGGTAGTGGAGTGAACTTTGTTTTGGATTGAGTTGCTCTCACCATATCATTGTGAACTTTGATTTGTCTATCGAAGTCAGCTTGGATTTGTTTCCAGTTAGCATTTACGATTTCATTCATCGGCTTTGACTTATCTATTCTAAAAAGGGTTTGATTGTTCCCAGGCTTCATGAAATAGATTTTGTTTCTTTTACTCATTGCTTTCTTTATTTAAATTAATTGCTTTCTCTAACCAATCGTCATCCATATAGTCTCCAGCCAGTGTATTGCCTTCTTCATCCATAGGAATGTATCGTCCAGACATCCTTGAGAACTCAAAGTGAGCTTCCGCTCCTGAGACTCCTAAATTACTCTGCTTTACTTTTAATACCTTTACCATGACCTCTGTTGTGTAACCTCCTTTACGATAGACTACCAATCCATGATAACTCATCTCAAAGAATGCTGATGAACCTTTTACTGAATAGAAGTCAGGTACGTCATACTCTCCTGTCTTCTCATCCTTTCTCATCTTGAATGGATGCGCTACTAAGAATACCATTACCTTCATCTGATGACTGAAGTGAGTGATGCGTCTTAAGATCTCTTCAATCTTCTCATGCCCACTCAACCTACCTTTGATGGATAACATATTGAATGGATCAATGATGACCCACTTAGGATCTCCTCCACTCTCTCTCGATTCTTTTATCCTTCTAGCCATTGCCTCCAAGATAGCATTAATCGAACCTCCAGTCTTCATTACATCAACGTGCTTGATCTTGTTAGTGATAAAATCATATGCTTGTTTGAAGACAATCATATTTGCCTCCGAGTCCCAACTAGGACATGCAATGTTCTTTCCTATCAATCTCTTTGATTGTTTGATGATATGTTCTTCGGGCGTCTGTTCGAACCCTGCTACGATTGTTTCATGTCCATACAATCTAGCTAAGTCTAATGTTATTTGATCCAAGAACTCAGTCTTACCGTGACCTGGTATACCTGTTATGGTTAAGATACCTGTGCCTCTAAATCTCATTATGTCTGCAAGGTTCTTTAAAGATACCTCATACCCAACCCTATCTCCTTCTTTAAGCGTCTCTAAGACTCTTTCAAATAGGTTTGTATAATTTATCAATCCATCATCACTTTCCTCTTCTTCATCTACATCTTCATCTGCATCCCTCCATTCACCTAAATCTTTAGTCTTTACATCTTCATCATCCATGAAGGCTGTGTAATCAACATACTCTTCATCTTCCTCTCCATTGTCTTGAGTGTACCTGTAAGGCCATTGTGTTTGTGGATATTGTTTAGCTATCTCACAAACCTCTCTAAACCTATTCTTATTCTCACTTGATGGCTTGAACTCTGATTCAGCGTAATCAATTATGAAAGACAAATCTTCTTTCGGATGTTCGAATCCAAACTTCTTCATATCAAAGACAGCCACCTGTATGTAATGAAAGTTGTTATTTGTTTTAGAAGCTATGTCTGCTGACAGAACTGTTTCAAAGAAGTCTTCAGCATCATCCCATAGAGTCTTTGTCTCATCTAAAGGCTCCAACTCTCCCTTCATACTCTTATCAATGTCAGGTACCAATACGAATGCTGGTATGACTTCTTCATTGATAAGAATCTTAGGATCGTATGTCATGATTAATGTATCAGTGATTGATAAATAATCAACGTCACCATACACTTCAAAATCTTCCACAACCTTCTTTCCAATCACTCTGTAGTTGTCAGCTGTAACTAAGTCAGGTTGCACATAATAAAGAACTTTGATTCCATTACCAGAAGGACTTCTCATAGCTGCGTAGGCTGATGGAAACTCATCTATTATCTCTTGCTTATACTCTTCTACCTCCTCTGGGTTGATGTCATCAATATCTAATATGATTAGTCCTGAAGCTTCAATGAACTTCTCTTTCTTCCTCAAACCATCAAACACTCCTTGGAATGCGATTGTTGGTAAGGTAGTCTTCCAGCTAGATTCTCCAGCCCTAATTCTATTAACCACATCTGCATAATCTCCTCTCTCTATTGAATTAATAAAATTTGCAATTGGTTGAGCATCTTGTGCTTCTATCTGCTTGGTAGACTTGAACCAACTTACTTTTATATTTTCTATGCTCATGTTATTTTTCTATATAAGTATATATGAATTCCTTTGGCTCTCCTCTCATAACTGCGGCCTCCTGGACTTTAATTGTTCTCTTAATATCTTTACCGTAACGGCTCCCTTTAAAGCCTATCCCAACCTTCTCTCCTGTTTCTTCATTGACTCTGTATATCTTTATGAGGTATGTGTCTTTGTCTTCAAAGTCTTTTACAATGTCAGAAGTCAACTCCGTACCTGGTTTAAGATTTAATTTCTTGGCTCCAACAATTCCCATTCCCACTTTTGTTCTCTTAGATTCTTCTAAGTACTTTGGGAACTTACTTGGACGGAACAATGTAGTTGGATACAAATTCTTAGCCATCACATCATTATCTTTCCATTCCTCATATCTATTTGCGATTACTTTCTTTATCTCATTTAATGTGTATCCTTCTATTAACCTTGCTCTAAGCAACTTTGTTTGACTCTCTTTCTTATAGCTCAGCTTCCTTCCTGTAAGATTGTTATAGAACTCTATTGCTTCTTTTACTTCTTCATCATATTCTTTGAGTCCCCATTTCTTTTTTACTTTATCAGCTCCTGACCATTCGATGTAACCATTATCGTGTAACCATATCAGATCAACTACCACATTATCCTCTCCAGTCATCTTCAACTTCTTTCTTACTTTCATATCCCACACCTCAGGATCACTATCTTTCAAAATCATAATAGTGATAAGGAGCCCCCTCACTCGGAGGCTCTCTATCTTTAAAAACACATTTATATGATCTATCAATACTTTCATCTTAATTCTTTTTATCCATTAACCATCCAAGCTGATCCATTAACTTGGAAGTCAAAACATCTATTACATTTGCTTGAATCACTTCTTCATATATCTGCTCCTTATAATTCCAAACATTATGTCTCTGAGTTAATTTTATCTCCATTCTCTTACCACTCTTGGATATAGATATGATTTGCATCTCAATTATCCTTCCATACACTTCATTGTTTCTTTTTTCAAAACTAACCTCATCAACAAACCTCACTCCCTCACCTTTCATCTTATCAAAGAACTCTTGTTGCTCTTGAGCTCTCATCTCAGCTTTCAATTCTCTTATCTCTCTTTCAACCTTCCACTTATCTTGATTCAATTGAGTCAAAGATACTTTGAACTTCTTTTTTGATTCAACTCTCATCGAGATCCATTCCTCTTCATTCTTCTTCACTTCCTCAGCCACCTTACCTAACGTAACCAATCTAGCGAACTCAAAATCATTATCACACCATGTAGTGTAGTAATTCAATTTCATCTTAACTTCACCATCTTCATCATTTTCAAAATCCCATCTACTTTCCCATCTGATACTCATCAACTCTTTGAACCCTTCATACTCTTTATTGAATCTTTTGATCTCAACATATTCAACTCCACCTACAACTTCATCTCCCTCTTCAATAATTCCTTCTAACTTCTCTTTCACTTCTTGATGAAATTCTATTCTTTTCTGCTCTTCAAGATCCCAAACCATTTTACTGATTTTAGTTTTTTGTTCTTCTAATACGATTAATGTTTGTTGTTGTGTCATAATTTCTAATTTTTGTGTTTTTAATTATTTCATAAAGATAAGACCTTTTAAAGTTGGAGCCAAACCTTTTCAGAAAAAATTTGACTCCCACTACCCTTACACCACATTTATATATCCATAAAATTTTATATTCCCAAACCATTTAGTTCCTCCATCATAACAAACCTTTCTCTCTCCACATAATGATTCTCCACTCCATTGCCATCCACTTGGCTTCCCTTCTACATACAATACTTCATTATTCAAATAAGCTTTCGCTCCCTCATCATCCACTCCTACATATTTTCTTTCTAATCCTTCTTCTAAATCTAACTTAGCGTTTTCCAAATCCCTCTTAGTGAATTTTGATAGGTGAGGAAAATTCTTAACCGCTTTCTTATAATACTTTACTCTTTCTTCTAATTGTTCAATTGTGTGATTTGTTCTCATAATTTCTAGTTGTTTTAAATTTCTATACCCTAAAGATAAGACGTTTCAAAATACTAGCCAAACAAAAAGGGAAAAAAGTTTAAAAAACTTTTCCCCCTCAATGAATCTTTATACATTATATATTAAAATTGAATCCCTGCGGAGTTCTCAATTTCAACAACTTTGTACCTTCTATGCATCTTAGAAGCTGACTTGGCATTGTAAGCTTGGATATCTTTTTCAATTGGATATCCTATGATGCCTTCTGTTTGTTGTAACTCGATGCGGAAGTTATGCATTGTGCCATCTTTTCTAAACAGATGAACATTCTGCGATGCCTTCGTCGTGAGTCCTAAAGCAAATTCAGAGTAGGTATTAGAACCAACTAATGATCCCGACCTACCGAACGTGTCTCCGATATTACAATAGTGTACGTGTCCAAACAATGAATAATGGATTGGTGTACCTTTGTTGGCATACTTACCATAATACTTTTGAATGGCTTGCTGAGTTGCGTTGGCTCCTAAAGTAGTTCCATGCAACAACAGAACGTTCCTACCATTAACTCGAATTACCGTCTCTACTGGATTTGTTCTAAGAAACTTTACTCTTTGATGTCCTTCATACTTATCCGCCAGTATATTGAATATAATGGAGTCATAGTTATCTGTCACTACCATATCTGTAAAGCCGAACTCATCTACTCGAGATTCATTCCCAGTTACATAAACAACATCAATTAAATCAAATTCATCTGCCAAGTCACAGATGAAGTAGTTGATCAATTTTACTCCCAGCATAACAGCTGTCATACGATTTGTAGACATGTTTAACTTTTCATCAAGTCTCCTATCAGAGTTAATCATATCTCCAGTCATAGCTAAGATGATCTTTTGAACCCCGTAACTTTTCAATAACCTTTTAGCTTCCATAGCATATAATGCCATCCTCCTTGCAGCTACTTCAAAATCATAATGATTGTCCGTCAAGTCTACTAACTCATTAAAGTGAGTGTCAGCCAATTGCACAATAGCTTGATCTCCTTCTGTGATTTTAATATCTTGAATGTAAGGTGGTAGATGAAATTTAACATTATCTAACACTTCAATCAATGATTCATTCATTGCAGTTAGAGCGTTATGCATTCTCGCATACTCTCTAAAAGTTTTTGAATCGATTCTTCTAAGGTCCTGCATCTTTTGTTTCTGACCTGCAAGCTTAACATTTGCCTCAATCACATCTTCATCTCCAAAGATGCCTTTCAATTCTTTTTCACTCTCTAGTATAGAGATCCAAACTCTTGCTTCGGCATTGGAGCACGACAGCACCTCCATCACTAGAGCTATTGTCATCCTACTTATTTTTCCTGCACCTTGCAGCACATTATACTTTTCTTTTGTAATCTTCATATCAACTTTTTAAAATGAACCGTAGAATAAATCTACTTACTTTTAAGATGTCCGTCGGCTGTTGCCCCTAACATCTTCTCAATACGCATTGCCACCTTCACTCCAAATAAAGACCCCGATACGGTTCCAATCAGATATCCAGGTAACAATGCCCATGACATGTCTGCCATGACCAAATACCTAAATGTTAGATACCATACCAAATTCGATGCCGTTGCGGCAAATAGGTGATACGTTACATTGTCTCTATTTCTACTCCTTGACACTATTGAGAAACTTACGTTCTGAATAAATGCTAGGAGAGCAATGAAGCCTAGCTGGCTAAAAAATTCTATCATAATTTTTAACTTTCAATGGTTAATGACTTCAGTTCTTCTTCAGTCACTTTTAATTCTTTTAACATTCTTGTGATCTGGGCTCCTGGTTGAAGTCGCAATACCCATGCGTCCGCAGACTTCATTGGGATTGGCTTACCAATACCTCCATTAAGTGCGTTGACAGATCTAGACCTCCTTATAGTGGGGTAGATCATTCCAATCACAGGAAGCTTGATATACTTCTTTTGGGTAAGAGCCTTGACCATTATTCTCAGTGTAGCATATAAAACCTCTCTGATATCTGTTGCTGCGAATCCTGTCTCCTTTGATACTTGGCGACTCAGGTCTTCCATATTCAAATATTCAGTTGGCTTTCTTTGATACACCTTCTTAAGCTTACCCTGACTTCTTTCTTTCAAACTCTTCTTTATACTTTGCATAATCACTTTCTGTTATTTGCATCATGGTTGGCTCATGGATTATGAAATTCCTGAGATTAAAAAGATGATTGAACTCACTTGAGTGTTCTTCACCATCTTGCCATAATGTTTGTTTGAGGCATCCTTTTCCGAATGGCGTCCATACAGACACAGCCATTACTTCTCCTCTTATCATCGTCTTCGTATGAACCTCTATTTCTTGCTTTTCCATTCTGTGTAACAAGGAGTACATCTTGTCTGTCTCCCATCTTTTTTATTAGCGCTGTTCTTTGGGAACTCTTCTAATGGTTTAACTTCCTTGCACACCCTACATTGCTTCTCTCCTTGAGGTACTTCTACTTTATGGAATGACTTTCCTCCCTCCTTGTAATTCGGATTAGGTTTCACTTCCATGTAAGATTTCTTCATCGAGAACTCTCCTTGCGGATTCATAAAACATCTTCCACATTGAACTCTCTCAGCATCTGTTTCATATTCTCGATTACACTTCTTACACTTTACGATATATTTCTTCGTTTTCATGTTATCTACTTTTGATGATCAATTCATTCACCTTCTCTACATCTGAGATACTCAATACTTGTTTCCAATACTTCTTCATCTTCCCCATCAATATCTCCATCTGTCTCTCACTCAACGTTCCTCTACTTATCAATTGTTCTGAGAACGAAGATAAGATATGTCCATCAACTCCTGTAAACCCAACTCCATTAGCATCAGACGTACATTCACTCCTCTGCTCATCCTCTGTCTGATATTCATATATCTTAAGAAGCGCTGCCTTAGCCCAACCTCTATCGGTTGATAATCTTTGTCTCAAATACTCTCGTTGTTCTTTTTTAGTTACTTTTTTCATGATGTTATGTTTTAATTATTTCATAAAAATAAGACCTTTTAAAGTACTAGCCAAACAAAAGGAGACATTTCTGCCTCCTTTTTTTATTTATCCACAATGAGCATATCCACAACTCGTACATTTCATACAGCCTTCACTCATCTGCATCTCTCCATGATCACACTCAGGACAAGGAATTGCTCTCCCATCTTCTACTGAAGCATAAGACCCAATCACCTTTCCTAATACTTTATGGAAGGAGTTGATTGTTGCAAACTTCATTATCTGCTCCGATATGAATCTAGGATCCATTCTGTGTCTCAGCATACCAGAAACCAATCTAGTTGAATTCTGCTCCGTCTCAATCATATATTGTGTAATGTCTTCTATCAAAGGCATTCTATTCTCACCTACCAAATCATATCTTCATCTTTTGACTTTATGAATCTCTCCGTATTTATGAGTTCTTGAAATCTTTGTTGCTTCCATCTCTGGGATTGCAAATGCTTCATATGGCTTACCATCTAGCTTGCCCACTATGATAATGAAAGCATTTTTAGATGCACTCTTGAAGAAGATGTCACACTTGAGATGCTTAGGTCTCTTATGCGCACTTAGATAATCAAAACTCTCCTCTACTGCCTTTTCTTTGACTGACTCTTGACTTAACACGTTTCCTCTAGAATTGTTTCTATAAACTGTCATTCCTTTACATCCTACCTCATGAGCTGTGATGTAGCACTGAGCTATAATTTCCTCTGTAACATCTTCTGGCATATTGATTGTAACTGAGATTGAATGATCAACCCACTTTTGAACTGCTCCTTGCATTCTCACCTTCTCAACATAATCGACATCCAAAGATGTAGCCTTATACCAAGGAGACAACATTGCCAGCGCCTCTAACTCATCCTTTGAGAATTCCATTAGATCGGCTAACGGATCTTGATCGGTTGTATAATTTCTAGATGTGGCAAACCATTGTATGAATGGCTTATGGAAAACTGGAAATTCAATCCACTTGTCTCCTACCTCATCTACAAAGTCTACTCTCTCATCTTCAGATACTGTCTTCTTCTTTCTAAAATACCATAGAGCGAAGACTGGTTCTATTCCACTTGATGTTTGAGTCATGATTGAAACACTTCCTGTTGGCGCGATTGTTAAGCAACCTATATTTCTTCTACCATAAGTTTTCCAATTCTCTCTAAGCTTCTCATACATGAATGGATTCTCTTCTGAGAACATTCTTTGAATGAATCCTGATTCTTGATCCTTTTCATAATCCCACATTGGAAATGCTCCTCTCTCTGCTGCAAGTGTTACTGATGCTTTGTAAGCTGATGTTGCAATGAGATTGTGTAAGGTTTCAGCAAACTTAGTCCCTTCCTCTGTTCCATAAGTGATTCCTAATGCGGCCATCATATCTCCCTCTGCAGTGATACCTAATCCTACTCTCCTTCCATTCTCTGCTGTCCATCTAATCTTTTCCCATAACTCAATTTCATTTCTTTGAAAGGTTTCTGGGAATGGTTTCTCTTTTACTTTTGCAATGATTGCATCTATCTTTTCGATTTCAAGATCAACTACATCATCCATCAAGCGCATTGCTTTCTGTATCGCATTAACTAACCTCTTATCATCTAGCGATGCTCCTTTTGTGTAAGCGTCTACTACAAATGATAGCAAGTTAACAACTAACAATCTACAAGAGTCATAAGGTGGAAGAGGAATCTCTCCGCATGGATTAGTTGAAACCTCTCTCATCTTAATTCCATATCCAGCTCCAGGTGATTCAATTGTAATCCTATCCCAGAACAATACTCCCGGTTCGGCTGACTTCCATGCGTTGTGAATTATTTTATCCCAAAGCTTCCTTGGACTCACTTTCTTATAATATGTCCTATGTCCGTCTACCTTCAAACCCTCATAGAGTTTATCTTCTTCTAAACTCTCTAAGTCTACATTGTTGGCTACGGTTTCAATTGTATATTTAACAGGGAAGGTTTGATAGAAAGGCTTCTCTTCTTTTAGAGCCTCCATAAACATATCTGACACTCTCACTGAAACATTGGCTCCAGTAACAGATCCTTGAGTCATCTTCTTATCGATGAACTTCTCAGCGTCTGGATGATCTATTCCTATAGATAACATCAGTGCTCCTCTTCTTCCATCTTGTTGAACCTCTCTCGTTGTGTTAGAGTAACGGTCCATATATAATGTTGTACCTGCATTTGGACCTAATGGTGTTGCTGATGCAATAGCTCCTGAAGGACGTATCCAAGAAATGTCTTGTCCGACTCCTCCTCTCATCTTCATGAGTTGAGCTTGTTCTTCATCCGCTCTCATGATGCCTCCATATGAATCAACATGGTCTCCTATCACGAAACAATTTGAGCTTGATGACATGGCGTATTTGTTTCCTATTGCGGCCATTGGACTTCCTTGAGGAATGATCCATTTGAATCTATCAAGCAGTTCAAATATTTCTTCCTCGCTCATAGGATTGGGATACTTAGTTTCTATCCTTGCAAACTCTTTTGCTAACCTCCTATGCATATCGGTTGGGGTCAATTCATAATAAACTCCTTCTTTCTTCAGACAGTACTTATCTGTGAAGACGGTTGCCGCTAATTCATCTCCATTGAAATAATCTAAAGAGGCTGTGTAAACTTGTTCTCTACTGTACATTAATTTTTCATTTTTTTAATTATTATTTTCCCAAGGAAACACAATCCAAGGAAGTCTGCTATCAATTCGTGTTGGACAATAATCCACCATATGCTTCTTTGAAAACAAAACTGTAAATCTAGCAGAAGGCAAAATCTTTCTGATGCCAGATATAGTTTTTCCTGAGTCACAAATATCATCTACAAATAAAACTTTCTCCGATGATCTATCCGCCAGGTCATGCAACATTCTTTTATCCATCTCAGATCCATCTCTTGTCTGCCAAGTCAAAGTCTTCATCGGTATATTCAAAGTATGTGATAGTTTTACAGCTAATGGCAAACCTCCTCTTGTAAGTCCTACAATCAACTCTATTCCCTCCTCTCTATACCTTTCTGCAATGTCGCCCGCTAATTCTTCAAAGCCGTCCCAATCGATGAATATCTTTTCCATTATTTGAATAGGTCTTTAAGTTCATCAACATACATGAGTACTTCTTCATATCCATTCGCATGTCCATATTGCCAAGCAAGACTCCAAACCTTTGCTTGATACTTTGCTGGAATTTCATCTAACTTAGCTAAGTGCTTTGCGTATGCTTCAAGCGTTGGATTGAGATGCTTCTCTTTTTCTTTCTTAGCCTCTTTCTCAGCCTTCCAAGCATCTTCCTTAACCTTGTAACCTTCCAACTCATCTGCGTATGCTCTGAGCTGTTCTGGAATCTCTCTCCCTGCTCCTTTAGGCTCTCTTGGCTTTGATGGCTTTGGTGGCTCAGATTCTCTAAGTCCTGAAGCAATTACTCGTGCCTCTCTGATTGTCAGATCCATTTGGATCAACTTGTCTAGTTTAAATTCTTCTACTGTCATATCTATTTATGTTTAATTATTTTATAAGTATCCATATCCGCTATCATTATCATAGTCATCGTCATCATTACTGAGCACAATAGCTCCTACGAAGACTGCTCCTATAAAAGCAATGATAGGCATTCCTAATAATTGTATCCTTTCCCTCTTAGTCCAAATGGTTGGATCCCATTCTAAAGTTACCCACACTTGGATGAAATAAGATATACCGAATACGACCATCATAGCCAATATTGTGAACATTAATACTATTGTAAATTTTTTCATCTTACTTCTGGTTTTAGTTGGTTAAAAGTATCTTTTATAAAATCTCTACATTCTTCAAGACTCATAGCCATACCGACTAAAGATTTTAACTCTTTTGCTTGCTCCTCTATTATCGAATTTAGTTCCATCTTAATTATCCTTTGGTTTAACTTCTGTCCAAGCTGCGATGTATATTCTATCACCATTTTCATTTACTCCATTACAATACATTCCATCTAGTTTATGTATTATGACTTCATCGCCTTTATTGACAAGTGGTGCATCTGGCGGTACCTTTACATCTTTATCTGTAACTATTACCTTTGTTCCATATCTAACTTCATATGCCTTCATACTTACTTGTGTTTTGGTTTGTTAATGTATTCAAAAGCTCTGCAACTATCATTTTCCGAAACAGAATAAATGTCGTCATCGCCATCACTACATCTACCGTATTTTTTGTTAGGTAATGGATTATAATATTTACAATACTTGCATTTCATCTTACTTATCTTTTAGTTGGTTTAACTTCAATATTATTTTCAATTTCTTCATCAGTAACAAAACCTAAGCTTCTTCCACAGAAGATGATTTCTTTATTATCCATTAATACACATTCTAATCTTACTACTTTCATCTTACTTGTTCTCTTTCTGTTTTTAAAATTATCTATCCATCTAAAAGCCTTTCCTTTTTCCTCATCTCTAATAACATTACTATCACTTAGGTAGTCATAGAATTTTATTAATTCAACTCGATTCAGCTTACCTTCAATTTTTAGTTTCATCTTACTTCTGTTTTAGTTGGTCTAATTTTTCTATGCAATCATATAGTGATTCCTCTAATGCTTCAACTTTCCTTCCATTTTTAATAGCAATATCTATAAGGTCATTTATACTTAATTCTTTTAAAGCATATTCTTTCCAATCTTTTCCAAATCTTGCACTAAGCCAATTCTCATCTTTTATTATTTCGTCTATTTTCATCTTACTTATCTTTTAGTTGGTTAACGTGCATAGGAATAATCCTTTGATCATTACATACAGGGCAAGTGGCATATACGTTGCTTGTAAACCCATCTGCAAGTACCTTTCCATTACCATTGCATAAGGGGCAAACTTGATAAGGTATTGCATCAACTATTTTATATTTTATTTCTTCCATCTCTATTGTTTTAGTTGGTTTAACTCACTATATTCTATAAGAAGGTCAGTTAATTTATAATCAACTTCTACTCCAATCGTAGTGTCAGAACAAATACCTTTTATATATAAAAAATCTTCTACATCCATCTTACTTATCTTTTATTATGTTTTATAGTCGGCGAGTATATCCGCCATTGCGTTTCCTACTATATGAGGATCTTTCAAGAGTTCTGACTTTCTTATCTCATCTCTCTCTTTGTCTAACTGATGACCTTTAATCCACCTCATCTCTAAAGTAAGCCATGGTCTCCCTTCTAATTGCTTCAACACCTTCTTCCATAGGTCAAGATTCTTTACTTCACCTGAAGAATTTCTCCAGCCATTGGCTTCCCATTTCTGCAATCTGTTTTCTGTAAAACTCTTTACAACGTACTGTGAGTCTGAATAAATGATAAGTTTGATAGGATCTCCATTGATGTCAAAAGCATCAATAGCATAAAACAAAGCAGTCAATTCCATTGCCCCAGTCTTTGTATCATTAGACCTTCCTTTGATACCTTTTGGCTTACCGTAGAAATCTGGGAAATAAACCCCGAACCCTCCTTTACCTTTATTCTTACCAACGACAACAGCTGAACCGTCTGTATATCCTATTATTTCTTTCATTTTGATAATTTCATTAACATGATTGAATCTCCAAATTGTATATCCGGCTCCTCTTCTCCGGAACCTCTCAAATGTAAGTGCGTTCCATCATTTCCCTCAGCTTTGAGGTTCCACTTATAATCACTATCCTCATCTTTACGATAGATGGTTATCTCTCTAATTTCAAATACTTCTTCCATAATACTAATCTTCTATACACCCGACCTCTGGATAATCTTCTGTCCAGTCAAAGTCGTACTCGTTTTCTATTTTGACAATACTCACAATTCCTATCGATTAAATTAAACTTGATTTCAATTTCACTTTCGATAACTTCCCATTCTTCAAAACTTTCTTTCTCCATACAAAATTCCACACCTCCGTCTTTCTATCACCTCTCTTATTCCATACAACATCTCTTTCATGATATTCAATAAACTCCTGACCTCCTAAAGATCCTATTTCTTTTTGCGTATCATAAAAATGTCCTGTTCCTATTCTACTTTTTCTTTGTTCGTTTACTAAGTAATACATAATATTGCGTTTTTAATTATACCTAAAGATAATACTTTTTAAAGTACTAGCCAAACAAAAAGTAAAAAAAGTTTACATTCCGTGTTGAGGTCCTCCATTACAAGTCTTACTCAATAATACCTCAGCGTTGATATTAGCCGTTCTATGGGCGATTCTAATATCTTTAACGTCAATACCCGCACCATGAACTATATCGAAGAGAGAGTCGAAATAATCAACTTCTTTCCCTTCACCTACTACGATGTGAACATTATCTAAAGCTAAAGCGACTTCACATTGAATACTTGATTCTCCAAGTGCTTTTCCCAACCTACCATAAATTTCTGAATTTGTCATAATTATATATTTTCTTATAATAACGGAACTTTTATTCTTTTATTCTAAATGGGAGGGACTTTTTACATCCCTCCCTATCTCTCTACCAATACTCCGGTGTACCCATTCCATTCACTTCCACTCCCAAATCAGTCATACACCACAAATGAGTTTTAGTTGGAATCTCCTTTCCTGTTCTTTCACAAAAATCAGTGTATCCTAAATAAGAATTATACACCAACTCTTTCTTTACTAAACTACTCAATACTCCTGCACAACTTCTTGTCTTAACTTCTGTTTGATCAAAATCCGAATGACCTCTTTCATTTTGATATTCGAAAATCGTTTTCAATAATTCTGTTTCTTTTTTTGTAAGTTTCATAATATGTTGTTTTAATTATACCCTAAAGATAAAACCTTTTTCTCTTGTAGCCAAACAGAAAAAGAAAAAAGAGGCTTATGACGACCTCTTTTTTCAAAATAGAAATAATTAAAACAAACACTTTATATTTGTCTGCCACAAGGGTCTCGAACCCCATACCTTTATCTCCACAACTTTCTGGTGTTGCAACACCTTACTACTTGCTTGTATGAACTCTTGAGCGTTCCTTCTCAATTATCTGGTGCGATAAATTACCAAGTGCATTATTAGCCCATCATGACTTCAGCACGCAGCAGAATTTTTATTACCTTGCAACACCAGAAGTGTTAAAAGTAAAGTCTACTAATTGACCGGTTGCGTAAGCGTAAGCCATTAAGGCCATTACGATTGTAAATACTACCATTGTCACTTTTTGTCCTAAATTAAATTGTAACTTTTCCATTTTTTTATTTTTAATTATACTTAATCCTTTTTATACTCAATTTGCGAAGGAGGGGATTCGATACCCCTATCTCTCTCTGAAGCTCCCTAACTGGACATATCTTTCACAGGTTTGGAACTTGTAAACAAGAACGACTTTACTTTAGTCTATCCTTCTGGTCTGACGAAGAGGGAGCAAACAGTTGCAACTTTATGTTTGATATCTACGCGAGACAAACACTCCCAATTCCCCTTGTGCATGAGGCCTATATTTCTGAGTTGTTATATTTCGCAGCCTCCTACGAACACGTATTACAAACTTCTTTGGGTAATTACTCCTCCGTTTTTCTAAAAGCGATGGAAATGTTTCATCCCATTCTTACAACAAGACTTTTAGTGTTTGTAACTTAGTCACTCCTTTTTGAGATTGTTAAACTTGATGCTTCCGATCTTCTGTTTCAGCTAGGACTTACGTGTCTATAAGTTACATTGGCTACTCTATGAGTAAGCATTAGTTTCGACCCCACAATCGTTAATGTTGAAGCGTACGTGCCGCCATCCACATCAAGTTAATAAATCCAAACCTTTATACTTTCGTAAGGACGACCTCTCGAAGAGGAATGATCCCGTTTGGATTCTATATACTTTAAAATATCAAAAGTAGGATTGGCAGTTCGTTGTAACCTTTGGAGTTCATGATTCGACAAAGGATCCATTTCTGAATTACACTTTAGGGACGATTAACCTCGGACTGCTCCATTCCGATATACTTACCCAATCTCTACTTTCAATATTTTTATTTCAATGAACTATCTTACTTAATTATAACATAAAGATAAGACCTTTATTCTATTGTAGCCAAACTTTTTTCAAACTTTTTTTAATTTATTTTTATGATTTTGGCCGAACTGGTTGATATTAAAGGCATTCCCTCGTTAATTAAAATGTCAATTCTTTTTGTCCACTTCTTATTCATCTTATCCATTACCACATATATGCCATTATAATTGCCTACGCCTGTCAATCTAACCTTAGTACCTTTTGGATACTTCTTTAACAAGTCTCTGGAGACAGCAATTATGCGATGCTTCCAAGGATTGTCTAAATCCAACTTGAAATTGAACGCTGTGTGTTCTGGATCGCTATTGCATTGTTCTACTGTTGCGTGATACACTGTTGCATGTACTCTGTCGCTTGACTCTACAGGTAACGGCATTCCTCCTAATCCTATATATTGTCCAAACGTTAATGCTAAAATAATTGCTTTCATAATTTTATTGTTTTATAACTTTTGCTGGATATACAATTCCTGATTGCATGTCAATTTGAAAACCATGTTGTCTAGCTTCTCTATGCAACTCTTGAGCTGTAGATTCAATTCTATTGATTTCTTTTCTCAATTGATTTGTTCTCTCTTGAAAGTGACTTTGAGGTTTTCCGTGCCTCTGCCATACTATTGCCATTTCTGTTGTCATTTCTTTTTTGCTTTAGTTAACATTTTCTTCATTACGTTTTTCATGCCGGACTTGTTTCTTCTGATATCAACTCCCTTATTGACAGCCTCTGTAACAGCTTCTTTCTCTTCCAACATCTCCCACATCTCTGAATCTATTGTCCAGTCCGATAATAAATATATGATTGAAGGAGTTTCAATTTGACCTGACCTATGCACCCTTCCTATTGCTTGGGTGAGATCTGATGGCCTCCAAGGCAACTCCATGAAGACGACATCTGAGCAAACGTGCTGTAACCCATCCACACCTGTTCCCAATGATTCGATGTTCCCAAACAAGAATTGATCATCTGACTTAATCCACTTCTCTTTTATCTCCTGCTTCTTCTTTGAAGAGACTCCTCCTGCAATCAACGGACACTTGAACTTATCAGACAAGTACTCTAATGTCTCGGTATGTATTCCAAATACAATTAACTTTCTTTCTGTCTCTATCCAATCTTTCAAATAGCCTTCGATTGCTTTCTGCTTTCCTTCGATTGCCATTCTTCTCAATCTCCCTAAAGCAACTAATTGTTCAGCTTCTGATGCTTTCTCCATCTTCTCCAAACCTTCCTCTTCCAATATGAACTGCAAGAAGTCATTTTGAGCCCTCTCATAGTCTTTCTTATTTGTAATAGGTATTTCTATTGCTTGAGATATAAAGTCTGGTAGCTCTGTTAAAACCTGCTTCTTCTCTCTCCTTATGTAACAGGTCTCTCTCAGAAGTTTATTCAACTCTAATGTATTTGTAGCTCCATCTGTAACCCATCCAAACTTACCTCTATACCCTCCACAATACCTATAAATGAATTGTTGCCAATCTTTAGAAATCTTATCAGATGATTTCACTAACTTGAGTAAATTCCATAACTCAACTGGTTTGTTCATTGTAGCTGTACCTGTCAGTAATTGTATTCTCTTTTCACCTTTCACTAACCTTGCTGCTGCATTTGCTCTCTGACTCTTTGAGTTTTTGAGAAAATGAGCTTCATCAAAGATATTCATCTTAAAGTCAATTTCACCCAGCTCATCAAATCTCAGCGTAGTTCCTCGACCTTGTTTCTTGCCTATGATATCATAATTGATTATGATTACGTCTGCGGTCCAGTCATTCCTCCTAGACTTAGTTTCTTTCGACTCTATGACTGAGACACTCCTTTTACCTTTTGTTATCTTTGTCCATTCCTTAGCCCAGTTATATTTAACTGTAGCTGGAGTAACTACCAAACATGGAAAAGAATTTGTAACCTCAGCATATAATATTGATTCAAATGTTTTACCTAAACCTACATCATCTCCATTAATTATATTTCCTTTCTCTAGAGCAAAGCCTAATGCCTCTAATTGATATGTCCTGGCTTTGTATTCAAAATCTTTTGAATCGCACAAGCCCCTCAGATAAGCATAGTCAACTTCAGTTCTCTCATAGTCAACATCAACGTCTCCAACCTCAGCCACTTTCTTCTGTTCGAAGTTAGCGTTCCTGATAATGGATAGGATTCTAGGCTTACTGTAATCATTGACAGGAATGATCCATTCTTGAAATTCTGGATTCCATCTGGCATTCCAATCACTGGCCTTTATCCATTTGATTAACTCCTCATCATAATCGAATGAGAAGTTAACCGTCTTGTTAATTGTATCTATGTAAAATACTCTATCCATTCTTTTTCTTATCCATTCCTGGCTCTGGAAATTCCCATCCCCACTGATCTTCAAGTGGAGTGTTTTTAGCGAACTCTTCTCTGAGCTCATCCGTCAATTCATTTATTCCCTCATCCTCATCAATCATCTTTTGCAACTTCGGACCGGCGGTTGGAAGATCCCATCCCTTTTTAAACTCCTTCAATGCCCACCAAACCTTCTTTGTGACTCTCTCTCCTACTACACATCCTCCTCCAGCAGCTATTCCAAAAAGGAATACAAAAATAAAAATTTCTACAAATACGCTCATAACTCTGTTTTTAAATTAATGTAAATAATACTCTATAATGTCAAACCATTTGGCATCTGCAAACATCCTATTCACTAGAGCATAAAACAAATATACCCAACCTAACAAATAATGAACAATTGCCCATCCGATGCTCTTATTAAAATACCAACTAACTAATATGGCCAATAAACCAAATACTCTACTGGCCAGCGACTTTGGAAGAAATCCTCCCACTATAAATTGACTGACCTTCTTACTGTTTTCTTTTCCTATACTGATCTCCATAATTAAAATTTACTTCTTACTGTTCTAACTCCTTCCCATCTACCTAACTTCACTTGCAACCTCGCCATCGAATCTACCATATCCAAACACTCTACTTTATTATCCAATATCGTTTGAACTATATATTCTTCACCTTCAAACCTAATTCTATCTCCAACTTCTCTATCCCATTTACTTGCGAAATACTTGATAGCTGTTAATACTCCTCTTGAATCTTTTGATGCTATTACTGTGTGTGTCATAATATTTTGTGTTTTAATTATACACTAAAGATAACACGTTTTAGAATACTAGCCAAACAAAAAGTGAAAAAAGTTTATTTTTTGTATTTTCTTTTTAGATAGTTACATATTAAAAAGGAATCAATTTTATTATCATCATCCTTCTTTGCCCTCTCTGATTTTCTAAAATCTACATCGGGCCATTCTTTATCTACTATCATCTTAGCAATGGCCTTTGGATCTCTTATTTGAGTCTTGCCTGTTGATGAGAGTTTCTTTATGTCTGGGTAACCTTGTCTCATCATAGCTTGCCATTTCTGGGGCCTTACCATCTCTATGTCTGCCTTCAGTATAAGGAACATCATTTTTAACATTCCGGCCTGATAGCCGAAGTTAAAGTTGTTTGTAGCGGACCATCCTCCCCTACCTCCTACTTCTTCTATTCCCACCATGAGTTGATAACTCCTGTATCTATTGTATAACCTTCTACAGAGTGAGGCCAATCCTGCTTCGTGGTATTCTGTCTTCATGACTTGTTTGCCTGTCTTGGATGTTTTACCTGTCTCAATCTTATGTTCCGGCATTGGGTAAAAATCAAATCCATACTCCTCTGTCCATACTGTGATGAATCCGGCCTTACCTGGATCTACTCCTATATATGCTATCATCTATCATACATTTTAATTTCACTAGCGCTTGCTACGCTTGCAAGAAAATTCTTGCCACATCTTTCTCTATGTGATGCGATTTCACATGCCTCCTCAGCATTGCGAGCTTCTACAATCATATAGAAGTCTGCAGACACGTCATCAAACTCTTTCCAATATTCTACTAACCATTTATACATAATTTTTGATTTTTGATTAATACCCCATTCCAAATGTTGCTCCAAAATCTTTGTTGGCCTGTGCAATATATTTTTGCTTCAATGTAAAACAATGCTCTCTAAAGGCCTGTACACCTACACCCAACAACATTGGAGGACTCATGGACCTGTCAGCTAAAGTTTGTATCCTAAATTCCCATCCTTCGTCTGCTGTAAACCTTACTGAGTGGATCACTTTTTGATTAGTCAACTCATCTAATTCCTCTAATTTTTTAAAAATATCTTTCATGTTTATTTTTTAATTGTTGATACTCCGTTTTCTTTTACTATTGTTAAAATATTGTCTGCCGTATCTTCATCTGTCACATGAGTGATAATCATTACAGAAATTCCTAAAGCTTGAGCCGACCTGATTAAATGTTTCAATCCCATTCCATCAACTCCTTCGAATACCTCATCTATCGATAAGAAATCTAATCCTCCATAAGGATGAGTTGAATTAATCATATGCCTGTTAGCTAATATTGAAGCAAATAGTAATCTACCTTGCTCTCCTCCACTGAATGAAGAGAATGTACGTTCTACTCCTCTAATGATCTTAGCTGTTATCTCATCCTTTATTTTACCTGATGCTAACATTTTGTATCCTTCAAACTCTACCATCATGTCAGACCCCATATCTTGTAAAAACCTATTACAATGGTAACCTATTACTTCAAGTGATTGATTTGCAAGATACATTTTGAATTGTTTGAAGTTGTTTGACCACACATTCATCTCATAAATTTTATCAGCTGTCTCTGTCACAAGTTTTTGATAAGAAGTAATTTTAGCCTTCTCAATTAATATACCATCCTCTTGTTGTTTGATGAACTCCTTATTAATCTCCAACTCCGCAACTCCTTGATTCTTCAATTTTTTGATATCCTCTTTTCTTTTCAGATTCTTTTTTCTTGATTCTTCGATATCGGCCTCAATCTCTCTGATATCCATATCGCGGTCTCTATTCTCTAAAGTTACATTGCTTGCGTCTCTAGCTAACCTCTCTGCTTCTTTTATGATTGAACTTTGCTTTGTAGATAGTCTTTGTAAGGTTCCAGTAACCTCATTCATCTTTTCTATGAGAGCTTGCTTTTTGTCATTATCTTCTTTCTCTGCAGCATTAAGTGATGAGATAACTACTCGTACCTCTTCCATTCTCTCTTCATACTTCTTCTTCATCTCTTTTAAAGACTCAGCCTCCTTCTCGTTCTTCTTCTCAATCTCTTGAATACCTTCTTTCTTTCTTTTGAGCTCCTCAACTGTCTCATCTCCTGTTTGTGTAGGTAAGAATTCATGCTTACAAGAAGGACAAGTAATTGATCCAGACAATGCAATATCTATTGTTTGGATAAACTTTCTAATCTTCTCATCTCTTTCTTCATTCTCTCTTAACTTCCTTCTCCGAGCTTCTACTTTAGACTCAGCATCTTCTAAATCGGTCATAGCTGACGCATACTCGTCGTCTATTTTAATCGAGACATATTCATCGACTACTTCCTTAGCCTTCCTAGCAAGCTCGTAATGAGCCTCTATCTCTGGTTCTAGCTCCTTAGCCTCAGCTTCTAAATCCTTACTCTCTTGTTTAAGTCTTTCAGCCTCCTCTAATGCCTCTATCTTTTCTTTCTTTATCTCTTCGACTTCATCTAGGAAACCATCAATCTCATCTTCCCCATCCTTAATCGATTCTTTAATTTTCTCAACCTCATCTTTAATGTCTTCCAATAACTCTTCTCTCTCAGCTTCTAGGTCTCTGTTCAACTCAAATGAGATCAACTCTTCTCTAGTTTCTATAGCTCCTTCACATTTCGTAATCTCATCTTTATGAGTTTGAAGTAATTGTTGATAATCCAAAGTATCAATCTCTTCGATACCCTCTATGACAGATGCATCTGAGAATCGATTAATTAACTCAATTTTTTCTCTGTTTGATGATTTGAAAAATGATTTGAATTTTGTTTTGTTGATGATAAAGTAATTGAATAAATCCTCTTTCGAGATTGCGGTCCAATCCATGATGTATTTCTTTCCATCATTTACATTTGAAAAAGAAACCTCCTTTCCATTAATCAAAATCTCAACCACATTTGAACCCTTGGCTTTAATCTTCCACTTAATGTTGAGTGTCTCTTTCCTCACATCACATCTAATAGTAAGATCTACTGAAGCCTCTTTCCTTCCATAAGTCACAAGCTCACTATCTCTTACACCTCTAGAGTTCTGAGCCGTTAAGGCGAACTCTATTCCTGTTTGAATTCCTGACTTCCCTGATCCATTTGACTTCTGGTTAGGATCTGTAAGATTAAGCCCTTGTACTAATAAGGGCTTATCTTCAAATTCATACTCCAGATGATCATAGGTCAAAAAATCTTCAAGAATAATTTTTACTAATTTCATAATTCTAATTTCTAGTCATTTATAAGTAGAACAGTTGTGTCACAACTTCCACAATTTAGATTATATCCTGCGATGTCTCCACTAGGTGTAAAATCACAATAATGAAAATAAAACCTTTTCGTAACACCTGTCTTAGGATTATGCACATGAACTGTTTGTTCTCTGTAATGCCTAACATCTGTATCAGATAGTTCTGCTATCAGCGTGTCTGTTTCCTTCATGTACGAAAAATCATTTATATCCATCTTGATTACCTCATTTGGTACTGGTGCGAATGATACTGGTACTGCTTTTCTTCTACTCGTTTTCATAATGTGTTGTTTTAAATTATTTCATAAAGATAAGTCAAACAAATGTACTAGCCAAACAAAAAAAGAAAAAAGTTTAAAAATAATAAACCCCACTTGAAAAAGTG